CAGTAACGTTTGCTTGACCTGCACTTGTATTTGCAGCAAAAACATAATTGCCTAATGTACCACCACTAAAGTGATTCAACATTACGAAATCATTTGCAGTAATTGTGGAATTAATTAATACAAAAGTATTTGCAGCGCCTGCAGCCAATGCTTGTGAAAACAATGTAATTTGACCTGATGGTTTGTTTAATGTGACACCAGTAGTTCTACTTGTACCTTGAGTAACTACGCCACCAGCACCTGTTGAATAACCAATACCATTGCCTGATGTTTCTATCAAACCGCCAGTGAATACATTACCTGCAACACCAATGCCTCCAGAAACAATCAATGCACCAGTTGATGTATTAACAGAAGTATTAGAACTTTGAATAAAAACTTCTGTGAAAGGTGTAAATATAACATCACCATAACCATCTGGATCGATAGTTAGATTAGAACCAGAACCTGTTGCTGTTGTGATTGTGGTAGAATAAAGATTGCCTCTAACGTTTGCGGTGCCAGTAATCAACAAGTTACCTGTTAGTGTACCACCTGTATTTGCTAAATCTGAACCAGCCGCATTAGCTGCCGCATTAGCGGTATTCCAAACTGTTTGCAAAGTGATTGCATTAGCTGCATACCAACCACCTGCTGTACTACCATCATGTACTGTGACTTGATTTAATGTAGTATCAACAATCAATTCACCAGAGGCGCCAGTAATACTAGCAAGGTTACTTGTTGTATATCTTCTAAATTGTAACGTCTTTGACATTTTTTAACCTTTTATGTATTTGGATATTCCGTAATGGTAGTATTAATGGTGAATGGTCCAGAATTAGCCGTTTCGGTTGACATATCTTCCACACCAACATCAGTTCTTAAATCATCTGAACCAGTTTCTGATGACAAATCTTCAAATACATCACCGTAAACTGGAGAAACAACAATTTTAGCAAGTTCAATTGGTACAACTTTGTAGTTTAAAAACTTTCTGGTTGCTTCTGATGTTTGGCCAATAATATTTTGATTTGAAACAAAATTGCCTGTCAGGTCAGAAAGAACCAAATTGTAGTTTTGATATGAAACTACTTTACCAGTTGCTGTTGCAAATGAAGGTGATGTACCTTGATATGCAATTTCACCAATCTTATATTTTCCTGTGCCGACTTCATTCATTTCAAACAGAACATTATGTTCATCATCTATATTATTGTATATATTTGTGATGGATGTTTGAATTAAACCAACATTGTCATTAATGACACCAAAAATAAAACCTTTAACTGTGAAGTTTAAAGTCCAAATAACCATTCTGGTATCTGAATCTCTATCACCTTCATAAGTTACATCATATGTGGTGTTATTTAGTACAACAGGTACTTCTTTTATGATTCCCATTTCTGGAATCATGTTAACTTTTATCGTATAATCTGGTGAAAAATATGGTAAAATATGTTCTATAATTTGATTGCCATCTTCAATATTACGAACATAAAGATAAAGACTAAAATCAAAGTTATATGGTACTGGTGTATATTGTGAGAGGTATTGTGAACCTGTATATGCAAAGTTCTTTATATTTGTTTGTTGTTTACGGCTTGCGTCATATGAAATACCGTTCATCTCATATGACATACGTGGCAAAGCCATTTGAATCTTTTTATCAAGGTTTGGATCACCTTGTAGACGCATTACATACAATTCTTTTGTTGCATAATCCAATGGAACAATAAATCTTTCTTGTTCTGTTTCATCTGGATTATAACGAATCAACGTAATGTTATCAAACAGATTGCCAAAAGCAACTGTTAGTTTACGAATCATTCTATTGTAAGTGGTATTAGACATTATAAACCACCTATCGGATTAGTCTCAGATGTATTTAATATCGCAGAAGCTGAACTACTAATTAAACTATTATCATATGGTTCTTTTACTGCTGGAACTTCTAGAGGATCGTATGTTGTTACAACATAACTTGCTCCACTTGTGTTACCAATAACTACTTGTCCGTCTGCAAACACACCTGAAATATTGGTTACTGCCATTTGTGATGCAGATGGAACCCAAGATTGAATTGTAGCCACAGCTGTTGCATTGGCGTAAGTATTATCAGGAGATTGAAATACCAATTCTTGTAAATTGTATGTTCCCGAACCAGTACCAGTATTCAAATGTATTGTGTAAGCCGAATCATATACAACAATGTCAATGTCCGGTATACCAGTAGAAATAACTTCTTGTGAGTATTTGAATTTCTCTAAATCCAATTCATAAAAATAAGGCAATTTTCTACCCAATTGAAAAAAGTCTTTTGTTTGATTGGTGAATTTAATCTCATAAAGTTCACCTTGGCCATTCAAAATTGGAATATAGATTAAATCACCTTCACGTGGTCTTGTGAATGTATTTTGTGGTACTCTTTGACTGAAAGTTCTTTTAGAAACAATCACTGAAACTTGATTGCGAATTTCCAAACCAAACTTGGTAAACATTTCTCTGTCGCCATTATATTCTGTGGCATTAGAAAGATACATTTCCAACGGAAAAGCGGTATTAAATTTCTTAACCGGATCTTCACCATAAAAAAGGTCACGAGCTGCATCGTTATCATTAGGAAGATAATAAGCATTAAAACCCATAATTTTTATGGATTCTACAATTAAGTCTTCAATGATTTTTTGGTCTGGTCTAGACCCATAAAGATTAAAATATTGACTTGTTGCCATGTTAGTTCAAGAACCATTCTAGCGGACCGCCATAGTTTTCAATCATGTCTTTCTCTAATCTGGCAATTTCTTCCATAGCTTCATCATAAGTTTCTTTGCCATTTAATGTGACACCACCAGGTAGTTGTAGTCCACCAAATTTTTTCATGTTCTCACCCCAAGTTCTCTTAATGAGTGCTGTGGCATATTCTTTTAACCAACGGTCATTCCATACATTTGGATACTCATTCGGATCAATTGCACCATAACATTCTGATACAACAACTTGACCCACACCTACTTCGTAACCACTACCCCAAGCCCAATCAATATACAGTCTCTGCATATTACGTACAAAACGAATAGGAACTTCACCAGTGAACTGTAGTTCCAAAGAACGTAAGTGTTGTTGAGTTAATGTGTAATTGATGTAGGACGCAGAAGTAAAGTCATACAACTCATTTAGACGCAATTGGTATCTCAAGTCAAACATATTTATAGTTGCTTGAGAATCAGTCAAAGGAAAAATACGGGTGATACCAAGAATACTTACATTGTTACCGTTTGCATCTGTAGCTTGAGATGCATCCAGATATTGGTGAGCAATGTCATCTGCGGTAACATAGTGAATCCAGTAAAATTTTTGTGCACCATCAAAGTGGTAGTCTTGCCAGTATTGAATAGCATCATCAATACGGTCGGATACTTGGTCTTCATCTACGTTGATATCAATGACAGGCGCACCCAGTCTACGTAAACAATAATTTGTAAAGTCTTGTCTATTTAAAATTGGTGCTGAAGCCATGCAAAAATCTCCTGTTATTCCCTATTTATCTATTAGATTTTTAGGGGACCAGGAAACCTCTCTCCTCCATCTTTTACAGCAACCAACCACGCACTTGTGACACACACATTTAGACTTTTCAACCAATCATTTGGAAAGTGTGTTTCTCTACGATATTCTTGGAATCTAATAGATTTATTATCTATAAAACCAGCCAAATATGCATCTGTGTAATACAAGAAACTGTTTTCATTCCAATAACTTACATGAGTTGGGTCTTGAAAAGCACCACGACCATCGGTACTCGGTACTTCAATAAATGCCCAACCACCATGTGCCAATACCCTATGTATCTCACCCATAATCTTAGTCTTGTCGTGCAAGTGTTCTAAGATATGGCTTGCATTTAATACACCAACTGAATTGTCTGGTAAAGGAATACCATTGTTTAAGTCACAAACATAATCAGCAGTATCTCTAAGGTCAACTGTTGTATAACCTTCATATGGATTTAACCCACCACCAATGTCTACACACAATAAACCTTTATCTTTGGCATCTTTTTCTGCCAGAACTCTCGCATATTGTCTTTGTAACTCTACAGTTTTGACTTGAATGGCTTCATTTCGTTCAAGGAAAGTATTATCTCCCGTGATTCGATATATGTATAAGACTTTTGGTACACGAACCATCTTTGTGTGTAAGTAGGTTCTGATACACAATTCATGGTCATCACAGATAGAAAGTTCTGAATTGTGACCACCAATTTCTTCATATACAGTTTTACGCCAAGAACGAACGTGGTCTGGTGCAAACCAAATGTATTGTAATGCTTGACTTGTTGGTTCAAAACTTTTCATTGCATGAAGTTCTTGACCTTTCCAGTTGAACATTTCAAATGTCCATCCGTTACCTTCATCATATGGTACAAACTCATTCTTCATGTGAAGAACTGCATTGTCACTATAAACAAAACCAACTGTATCGTCTTGGTAAGCTTTGTTCAATTCTTCTAAACAATCTGGTGTGATTAAGTCATCATGGTCCATTTCAACCAGAACATCGCCTGTGGCCAATGCAAATGCAACTCTCTTTACTGCACCAACATTACTGTTTTTATCTTCTGTTCTAAAGATTTTAACTTGCCAGTCATCTTTTATAATGTCTGGAATGTTTTCGATAACACAATTGTTATTTAAGAATAATACCCATTCCCAGTTTTCATATGTTTGATTTCTAATAGAATCATAAAGTTCTAATAAAAACTTAATATTGTTTGGATTATGTTCGGGTGTTATTAAACTAAACTTCAAATTTTTCATAATATTAATCAAAGAAGAACAAGTGTGTTAATCTACCAGTTTCATTATCTTGGCCAAAGTAATTGCCTGCCGAATGAATGCTTTGTGCATCCATAATCACAAGTCTATTATATAAATTGCCTGCATCGGCAATAGTTTCAAACTTGGATGCATCATAGAAACCTCCTGCAAATGCACCTTCTATGTCATCATCACTCATGTGCATAGTTCCGTTTAACCTGGACCGATGCAGTCTTGTTCCTGAATCTACTGGTGCATTGGGTGTTAGATAAATCATTGCCGCCCACTTTTGCAAGTCATGGTGGTAAACCTGTGGGTCTTCTGCCGTTACAATTTGAAAACAACCATTATGTCCGTGTTCTTCCCAATTGTTAATCTTTTCACCAATAATAGATTCAAATGCTTCTTTTATGCCATCAAATCTAAATGGACCTGAGCGTTGTCCTTTATAATACTGAATATCTCTTTTGTATTCAGCTTGAAGTGCAATTTGTCTTACTTCATCTGGATTAGTATAAAAGTTGTCAACAACAAATAGTTTCTTTTTCATGTTCACATTTACATAAGATATTTTAGGTGGGTTCAATTTGTCTAACGCATAATTATGTAGGTCTTGTATTCTGGTGCCACCATCATGGTACATTGAACGGTCTATCATAACAACATATCTTGGAAATGCACAAGTTCTTTCCGGCTGAATCATGATTGATGTATACTTTAACATACTTTCATAATCACCCAACTCATTATATGTGTGTGCTAAACCCCACCAGTGGTCATTTCTTCCTGTGGCAAATCTGTCTGCATCAAGAAATGTTTGTATTGCTTCATCAACATCACCAATAAATTTCAAACATTCGGCCGAAAATATCTTGGCCATGTAACACATTTCATCTTCACCTTGTACATTTCTATGGAATACGTATTCGTTGAAATAGTAAATACAACGTCTGGCAAACTCTTTTCTTTGTGTTTCACCTAATGGAAATGAATGTTCTTGATATGCATCAAAGTAACTTTTACCAATGTACCAAAAATGATACCAATCGGTTAGTATAGAGTTTTCTTTAATCATCTTTTCTTCTAAGATGAGTGCATCAGAAATAAATTTGGTTGGATTTGACCAACTCTGGCCTTCATTGAAACCAATTTGTCTGATTGTTAATGGTAAATCTACACGTTGAAAGTTTTCACCTGTGACGCCATCATCAAGATAGATTGTTTCGTGGCACGGATCATGGTTGAAACGCCATTTCAATTTGGCATTCCACATCCATGCACGATAATAAACACTTGAACCTGCTACTGCTGGTATATGAAATGATTGTATTGAAGTATCATCAAGTAAGGACCAATCAAAGTCATCATCGATTTCTAAGACTTCATCACAATCCATCTTAAGAATCCAATCACAACCGTGTTCAATATTTTGTGTATATTGAATTAAGTGGTCACGATTCCAACCAAAGCCAACCCATCCTTCTTCTACATCGTAAAGAACACCTGGTATTTGTTTTTCTGTAAAGAAGTCTTTAACAATTTGGTCTGTACCGTCTGTTGAACCGTTGTTTTGTATTACGAAATAATCAATATATTTGTAACATGATTCCAACATTCTTCTCATCACCGATGCTTCATTACGAAACATGGTGGTCATAACAATTTTCACCTTCTTCATTTTATCTCCACTTGGGCCCATCAAACCATGCGGCTATACTGTATCTTTTTCCTTTGGTTACTTTGCCTGCCTTGTGTCTTAACATTGAAGGAAAGAATATAGCAGTTCCTTGTTCTCTGACATCTGGGTCAAGTGATTGAGTTGCTTCTGTGATAGTAAAATCTCCACCCTCATAATCAATATTTGGGTTAGATAACTGAATGACACAGGATAATTTTCTGTGATAATCTGGATCATTATTCAACCAAAATACATCGTGGTGTTCTTTATATTCACCTTCATATGCTGCATCATATTCAGCAAACTGAACAAACTCTAATTTGGAAATGTGAACGTTGAAGAAGTCTCTGTTGGCTTCAATAGCCATTTTCCACAAGTCATCAAACAACCAAGTGAAATTTGGGTCTTTGTCACTTAGAAATGTGACTCTACTTTTGCGAATAGAAGTATCTACTGCTGTACTGATACCATTAACGCCAACAACGGCATCTTGAGATGGTAATTTCAATGCATCATTTATAAGTTTATAACAAGTATTAGCATCATAACGATGCTTAAAATAACACCACTCACCCTTCATAACAACCTCACAATTTTGAATTCAAATAATCTATTTGTGCCTTTTGCTCTTTCAATGCTTCAATCAAAAGTGGTACAACTCTTTCATACATAACGGTCAAATAATTTTCACCAGAAATGCTGTTACCATATTTATCTGTGTCAAAGGGAGCCTTTTCAATGACTTCTGGTAACACATCGTTAATTTCTTGTGCAATCAAACCAACTTCACGTTCGTTTCCTTGATAACCAAACGACCTAGCCAAATCATTTTTAGTGTAGTAAACACCATTCAATGTCATAACTTTTTCAAGTGCTTGATTGATTTTGTTTATAATATCTTTTAGTCTACCATCAGAATAGTATGCAGTGATATTACCTGTTGCTTGAATTGTACCTGTTGGTCCAGCAGATGTATTAACACCTAAAGCTGAAACTTGTGTTGGTGCCGGACCAGTTGGGCCTGTTGATCCTTGTGGTCCCTGAGCACCAGTTGGGCCTGGACTGCCAGTGCTACCTGTTGGTCCAGTGGCTCCAGTTGGACCTGTAGGTCCTGGTGAACCTGTGGGTCCAGTTGGTCCAGGTGCTCCTTGATAACCAGATGGTCCAGTACCACCTTGTGGTCCCTGAGCACCAGGTGAACCTGTTGTGCCGGTTGAACCTTGTGGTCCCTGAGCACCAGATGTGCCAGCAGGTCCTTGTGTGCCTTGAAATCCAGAAGGTCCAGTAGAACCTTGTGGTCCTTGTGGTCCTGGATTACCTTGTGCACCGGAAGAACCTTGTGGTCCTTGAGCACCGGGAGAACCAGCTGGACCTTGTGTACCTTGGAAACCAGAAGGTCCAGTGCTACCCGTAGTTCCTTGTGCACCTGGTGTTCCAGTTGTGCCCGTACTTCCTTGTGGTCCTTGAGCTCCAGTAGAACCTTGAGGTCCTTGTGTGCCTTGAAATCCAGAAGGTCCTGTACTACCAGTAGAACCTTGAACACCGGCAGGTCCTTGTGCACCGGTTGGACCCTGAGGTCCTTGTGCACCAGACGCACCAGTAGGTCCTTGAGTACCTTGAAAACCTGCTGGTCCTGTACTACCAGTAGAACCTTGAACACCCACAGGTCCTTGTGTTCCTGCCGGACCTTGCGGACCCTGAGCACCAATAGTGCCAGCTGCACCTTGAGCACCTTGAACTCCTTGTGGTCCTTGTGCACCAACAGTGCCTTGAGGTCCTTGTGGTCCTAAAATGTTCGTTGTAGAACCAACCCAAACACCATTTGCTGCAACGACTGATGTAGTACCAACAGTCAATCCATTTTTAACTACAAAATTATTTGCTGTTGCCATTTACTTTTTCCATTAATTTTGCAATTGTTTGTTGTTGTTCTTTAATTGCTTCTACAAGAACTGGTATCAATTTGTGATAATGAACTGTTAGATAGTTTTGACCAGATTTACTTTTTCCATTCTCATCTACGTCAAAAGGAGCTGGTACAACAATTTCAGGTATATGTGTTTGAATTTGTTGAGCTATAACACCAACATGTCTTGTTAAATCTCTTTTGTAACCAAATTTTTCTGCATGTCTATTTTGACTAAAATAAATTCCACTCAAAGACATAACTTTTTCCAATGCACCATCAATATTGCCAATAATATCTTTCAGTCTTCTATCTGAATAATAAGCAATAATGTTACCTGATGCTTGAATCGAACCTGTTGGTCCTGCTGGTGCAGAACCTACACCAAGAGCGGATATGTTTGGTGTAGATGTTGTTGTTACACTTCCAGTTGCACCGGTTGGTCCAGTACTACCAGTGGGTCCTTGTGCGCCTGATGGTCCTGTAGGACCAGTAGAACCTTGTACACCTGAAGGACCAGGTGATCCAGTAGGTCCAGTGGAACCTTGTGCACCACTACCACCTTGTGGTCCTTGAAATCCTGATGGACCTGTACCTCCGGTTGAGCCGGTTGAACCTTGTACACCGGCTGGTCCTGGACTACCAGTTGACCCTGTTGTTCCTGTTACACCAGTTGTTCCTTGTGGTCCTTGGAAACCAGAAGGTCCTGTGCCGCCTGTGGCACCAGTTGATCCTTGAACACCAGCAGGTCCTGTACCTCCAGTTGCGCCTGTTGTACCTGTTGTGCCAGTTGGTCCTTGTGGACCTTGAAAGCCAGAAGGTCCGGTACTACCTGCACTACCTTGAACACCTTGAAAACCAGCAGGTCCGGTACTTCCCGTAACACCTGTTGTTCCTGTTGCACCTGTTGGTCCTTGTGGACCTTGGAAACCAGATGGACCTGTTGGTCCTTGAGTACCTTGAAATCCAGAAACACCTGTTGTTCCAGTGCTACCTGTAGTACCTTGAACACCTGAAGCGCCAGTTGGCCCCTGAGGACCTTGGAAACCAGATGGACCTGTTGGTCCTTGAGTACCTTGAGCACCAGGTGAACCTTGTGCACCTGAACTTCCTGGTGTTCCATTTGTTCCTTGCACACCGGCAGCGCCTTGAACTCCTTGTGGTCCTTGTGCACCTGGACTTCCTGTTGGTCCAGTATAAGAAGATGCTGCTGAAATCCAGACACCATTGGCTGCAATAACTGGAGTTGTACCTACAGTTAGTCCATTCTTAGCGACAAAATTATTTGCTGTTGCCATCTTACTTTAGTCTCTCTTCCAGAGATTCTATTTCTCTTTGTTGTTCTTTGATTGTCTCTATGATTAAAGGAATTAATAATTCATATTGTACTGTTAGGTAGTATTCTCCAGATTTGCTGCCGTCTTTTCCATCATTGTCAAATGGTGCACGTTTAATTACTTCAGGTAAAACTTTATGTACCTCTTGTGCAATCACACCAACATAATTTTTATCATCGGTGTACCCATATTTTTTTGCAAGTTCATTATTTTTATAAATGATACCACTTAATGTGTATAATTTTTCAGCAGCATTATTGATTGTTTCAATGTTATCTTTTAATCTTATGTCTGAGAAATATGCCG